AGATCGGTCTGGTCCTGAGGGATTGGCGCTACGTCGTCCGCATCGCTAACATCGACATCACTCAGCTGACGGGCGTTAACGCGGCGAACCTCATCAACCTGATCGTCCGTGGCCTCTACAAGATGCCTACCGCGCCCGTCAGCGCCACCACGATTCAGACCTCAGACACGCCCGAGGTTCGGGCGAATATGGGCCGCACGGTTATCTACTGCAACCGTGTCATTCGCACCTACCTCGATCTCCAGGCGATGAACAAGACGAACGTCTTGCTCCGCATCGAGGAGTTCGAAGGTAAGCCCATCACGACCTTCCGTGGCGTCGCCGTCAGGACTTGCGACGCAATCCTCAACAACGAAGCACAGGTGGTCTAACCATGATCCTCGACGGCTTCCTCCAGTTCACTGGAGCTAATGGCGACTCGCCTACCGCTTCGGGGGTGAGCACCAATCAAATCGACCTGCATATGGCAGGCATCCCCGTTCTGGCTTCTGGCCAGGGCGCACGCGATATGGGCATCGGAGACGATCCGGCGCTCAAGCTGGTGGTTTGGGTCACGACAGCCTTTACGGGGCTGACAACCCTTCAGGTAGCTTTGCAGGGCGCTCCAGACAATGGCTCTGGTGCACCAGCTGCTTTCGTGACGTGGTGGACCAGTCCGGCTGTCGCCGTGGCAAGCCTTGTCCAAGGTGCTCGTCTTTATGACATGGATATGCCTCGCCCGCCACAAGGCGTCCCTGTTCCAAGGTTCCTGCAACTCGCCTACACTATCGCAGGGGCCGGCACTGGTGGAACGCTCAAGGCGTATATCGTGCTCGATCGCTTCGACCAGATGTATCAGGGCACGAACAACGCGATACAGCCCGGTGGTTATCCTCCGGGAGTTACGGTGCCGAATTGATGCGCAGACGGACTGCGTGGTTCCTGGGGGCTGCTGTTGCGGCCCTTGGGGCCACCCTAGCAATAGGGCAGCAGCTAACGCCATCTGGACTTAGCGGCAACGAGACCTGGCAAGTCGGCACAGGTGGCCCCGGCGGTACGAGCATCTTCGTTACCGCCAACCACATGCGGAACACGCAGAGCTACCAATTAACGTCGCAGGCGACCGGCGCAATAACCGCTACGCCTAACGTCGTGGAGTACATCTTCACGGCGGCGTTGTCTGGTGCCGTGACGTTAACCGCCCCAGCGACGCCGTATGACGGCCAAAGGCTACTCGTAACCAACGGGACCGGCGCTGCGTTCACTCAGACTATCACGCTGACGGCCGCAACTGGTCAGACCGTGGTTAACGGAGCCTGTGCCACAGAAGCCGTAGGAGCAAGCTGTGCATGGATATACACGGCTACTGGTACAACTTGGTACAGGAATCAGTGACATGAAACGCTGCCTGATGGTCCCGCTGGTACTGCTGGCACTCTTGCTTGGGTGCCAGCCCTCTTCCGCCCAACAAGCCGGAGGACAGCCAGTCTACTGCAGTCGATCCTTTCAGGTCAGTGCAGGTGCAACCTCGATTACTCAGATAGTTGCACCCGTCACTGGCCAATCTGTTCATATCTGCGGCTTCACTGTCAATGCGGGAGCCGCAGCTGGTACGTTCCAACTAACTGTTGGCACCGGTACCAACTGCAATGCCAACACAGTTAACATAACGCCCATATGGGCTCTTGGCATCGATGGGGTTCTAGATAGTCGCACGCCGACGGCTTTCTACTCCAGTCCGCAGGGCTATGCCATATGCTACACTATCACGGGCACTGGACCGGTCAGCGCGCTGGTCACTTACCACCAGTTCTAGGAGGATAGAATGGCAAGGTTCCAATCCGTAGCCTCGATGGTGGTCAACCATAAGTCTTACAAGGCCGGAACCATCTTCGTCGATACGGTAGCTAATAAGATCGCAGGAAGTGATATTGTCTGGACAGGTATGTCCAGCTCAACGATGTCGCCGGCCCTCATTCCACTAGACGCGTCAGCGACAACGATGAAGAACGGATCTCCATTCGCGACCAGCCCAATCCCAACGATTACTGGTCGCAACAGCATCGATGGGTGATTTATGGCGAGATTTCGGCTAAAGTCCAAGCATTACTTGAGGGTTCCCGGCACGACCTGGGAACAGCAAGAGACCGATCGCACGTCCGGTCGCCAGGCTAGAAAGGCTCATGAGGTGCCAATGTACCTCGATCCAGAGTCAATTCCGGATCAGAATTATCCTGGCGAGGTTATTGTCTCCACCAAAGAGGATAAGCGTTATCCTCGGGACTACATATTTGTAGGGTTGCCGACGCCGGACATGGAGCCTCTCGACGAGGAGGCTGAGGCGATGTGGCAGGACTACATGAGGAGGTTCGGGGGCGAGCATCCAATCGACTCGCTCGAGGCCACCGGCTTCACCTACAGCGACAAGGTCCTCGAGGGTTTGGTTAAGCAAGTTGCGGACTTGCAGAGCAAATCTGATACTGGTGCCGAGGTCATTGCGCTCAAGCGCCAAATCACTGAACTAACGAAGCAGCTCGAGACGGCGAGGAGTGTCCGTAAGTAATGGTTGACAAATTCACTGATCTCGATCAAAGCGGCCACGGCTACCAAAGGGCTAGGACCTGGATGGGTCCTTCCCTTGGATGGGTCGATAAGCTCATTAAGCCGGTCCAGTTAGTTCAATCGCCAGCGTATGTCGTGCAGCCAGGCGACGGCATTATAATGGTTCAGACTGGTATCTTTAGTACTTACAGCATTTATCTGCCTGATGTTAACGCTTGGGTCGCATCGCCAGCTTACCAGCCAGCTACGCCGCTTGAGGGCGCACTATGGATAAAGGACATTGGAGGTGCGGCGTCGTCGAACACGATATTCATTTTCACGTTTACTGGTCAACGTATCGATAACTTAGACCCATCTATCGTCACGTTCCAGATCGTCCAGAATCACCAGCTTCTTCGGCTATGGCCAATAGTCGAATCACACTATCCACCAGGGTTGTACACAGGATGGTTCTCAGGCTAGGTCTTGCTGCGTTATTGCTGTCAACTACTGCTGCACTAGCGCAGGATATAACCAAGTTTGCCGTTCCATACAGCGGTGGACCCGGAGTCGTTGGATGGCTAGCTATTGGTCCATGTGCTGCTGGCCAGGGATTAGGCTGGCCTAACGGACCAACGCAGCCTCCAGCGTGTGCTGCTGGCGGTGGCGGCGGTGGTGGCGGTATCACCGCTATCATTGGAACAGCACCAATCTCGTCTGTGACCGCAGGTGCAACTGCGACCATTGGCCTTAATCTTGATCCAAATTTCCGTGTCGATGCGTCTAATCGATTAGCTCATATCACTTACCAGCCGGGACACGTCCTTGGTAATGCTTCGACTATTGTGGCAGAGCCGGTTGAGAATAGCCTCAGCAATATGTTCGATATTGCGTTCGCTTCGACTCCAGGCTTCTTTCTACAGCGTACATCGGGTGGTTGGGCAGCTGGGCTTATCAACTATTCCAGTATGGTCAATATCTCTAACAATACCGTTCTTGGCAATATATCTGGCGGCGCTAATTTCCCAGCTGCTCTAACTGCGTCGCAGCTAACCACGCTGTGCACTTTGTTCTCATCGACGGTATCTGGTTGCGTTCCACAGAGCGGCGGTGGCACAGTCAATTTTCTCCGAGCCGACGGCACCTGGGCTGCACCAGCTGGAGGCGGCGGCGGTATTACCTCGATCAATACCCAAACTGGTCCAGCTATCACCATTGCCGCTGGAACTGGCCTAAGCGTTGCCAACACAACCAATACCGTCACTGTCGCTGGTACCGTCTTCTCACCAACTTTAGCTGGCATCGTTCCGCAGAGCGGTGGTGGTGCTGTTAACTTCCTCAGAGCAGATGGCACTTGGGCCTCGCCAGCAACTGGAAGTTTCTTGCCATTAGCTGGTGGCACGTTGACCGGTCAACTTAACCTTAATTATACTAGCCCATTGATAGTACTTAATAAGACGGCTACCTCAGGCCAGACTGATTCTATTATTGGCCAGACTACTGGCAACAACCGTTGGGCTGTCGTCTTGGGTGATAGCTCCAACGAGGGTGGGGGTAATAGTGGTTCTGACTTTAAGATTTTCAGCTATACCGATGCTGGCACTGTTCTTGGTACACCGTTTTGGATAACTCGTAGCACTGGGGTAGCTACCTTTCAAGGCAATGGTGTTTGGATTTCTGGTACTGCTAGCGTTGCACCGACCCTTACGCTGAATAAAGCCGCCAGTGGCATGTCCAATTCGTTCTATGCTGATACCAACGGGAGCGCTCGTTGGAGCATATCTATGGGCGACAGTACCGCAGAAAGCGGTGGCAACGCCGGTTCCAACTGGAGTCTTAGTGCCTATACTGATGCGGGTGCTGCAATCGGTTCTGCGCTTGCTTGTACTAGGTCCTCGGCTCTTTGCACCGTGGCAAACGACCCAGTCGTTCCATTAGGTGTTGCTACCAAGCAATATGCTGACTCTCGTGTGGCACCGCAAAGCGGCCTGTTGATTGGGACGGGCGCAACCACAATTCTTTTCCAGCCTTACAATGGTGCCACTATTAGAGTTAATGGACTAATCTATCAAATTCCTTCGGGTGGTATTCAGTGCAGCAATAGTGGCGTCAATGTAAATGGCACACCTGGGCAGAGTCTTGCTTCTAATACAACTTACCTTGTGGGGCTAGCTGACAACGGTGCTGGTGCTCTGATCTGTGCATATTTAACTTCTCTAGCACACAATTATAGTCAAACTGCCGGGAACATCGGCACAGAAATCCCTGCTGGTAACAATTCCATTAGCGTCATTGGAATGGTTCATACCAATGCCTCAACTCCTGGCGGATTTAATGATGATTCAGCTAATAGGAACGTAGCCTCATGGTTTAATAGGCGTAAGCGTTATATATCGGGAGCCTCATTTGGTGGAGTTACAACGACCTCTCCATCTGGAGTTAATCTCTGTGCGGCCTGCGCTATAAAGTTTACTGTGTTCAGTGAAAATCAAGTTTCCATGTCGGCGTCGCTTGCAGCCTCTCAAACAGTGAATAATACCGCTAGTACTACTAATTACATGGGACTTGGAATGGATGGTCTAGGTGCATTAGGTGGAACTGGAATTCCGGCTGCCAACATAGGCTATTATCTTAACGCTACGTTTGCGACGGTAGTAAGTGATGGCTACCATTCTGTCGACATTTACGGAGCAACCACTGGCGGAACTGCGACGTTTTATGGTAATATTCAAGGAGAGCTCTGGCAGTGACCGTCTCAGCACAACTTAACAAGATTACTTATAACGGTGATGGGGCCACGACTCAGTGGACCTTTAGCTTTCCTGGCCATGACCCATCCGCAATCTTGGTTTACATTACAGACTCACAGGGCAACGTCACGTTGCAATCGACCCTCGCTTATTCTGTGACGCTCAATCCAGCAGTTCAGCCAAATCCAACTAGCATCGGCGGCTTTGTAACTTTGTTCGGCTCGCCGTTGGCCGTGGGAAATAAGCTTACTATCCGTCGATTGCTGCCAATAATTCAAGGGACATCTATTTCGAATCAGTCTATTGTTTATCCGCCGATAGTGGAGACGGATGACGATTATCTCACAATGGTTGACCAGCAACTTCAAGAACAGATTTCTCGGAGTATTATGGTCAATGTTAGCGATCCAAATCCAGCGCCACTTCCGCCGATCGCGTTGAGAGCAAATCAACAGGCGTTCTGGGACGCCAACGGAAATCTGACTGGAGGGCAGTTCGCCGGCGCCGGAGTCGTTATCTCTGCCGCAATGCAGCCTGTGGTCTCGGCAGCGACGCTCGCCGCCGCCCAGATTGCGATGGGTTTGGGCCAGACCGGTTACAACGCGATCTCCGGGCAAAAGCTCCAGATTGTTAGTCAATTCACTGTTGGCACGGCGCAAAAGGGCTTGACTATCGAGCTGGCCGGTAATGCTTGTTATGACGTTTTCTTCGCCGCGGCCAGTGCTGGTTATCCGCCTGACTTTCAAGTTCTTCTCTATGTAAATGATCCGCGGGGCAAGCGCATAAATATTCCTGGCGCATCGCCAAACCAGTTCATTCTATGGCCTGGGCAGATGTTGCTGGTTAGTGGTAATGGTAGCGCATGGGCGTTCCAGTATCCGGGGCGCTGGCGTCCACTGGTGCCAATAACTTTCTACGTCAATTACAATCTTGGTAACGACGGCGCTGGCGCTACTGCCGCTGATGGATTGGCTACAGGTGCAGCCGCGTTCCAGACCATTGCTCATGCTCTGACTATTGTTCAGCAGTTCTGCGATGGGCAATTCAGCATAATTCTAGAATCTGGTATGACCCATGAGGTCGGTTCTGGAGTTATATTGGATGGCAGGCGACCTAATGCAGAGGTTACCATAACTGGCGCTGGGACAGTCGCTATCCCTGGTGTTAGAGTTGCTTGCTCAACTGGCGGAACGGTGTTCTCATCCATATACGGAGGGGTCTTAACCCTTAGCAATCTATATCTCGCTGTCGATGGGGATGCATCATCTGCGTTTGGCGCGATAGCCTCGCAGGGTGGCATCATAAACTTCGCAAGTTGTAGCCTTGGCCCGATGCCCGGTGGCGTGCAGATAGATGCCTTACAGAATGCTACCATCAATATAAGTGGCGCTTGTGGCTGCTACGGTGGCGCAGCTAATCATGCAGTTGGTGCGTTTGAAGCATTTATCAACTATAACCCGACTAGCATGACCTTCAATTCTGGCATGTCATTTAGCAACTTCTTTGCGGTTGCAAATAACTCTACCATCGCCGCTGCGCAAGCGTTCTCATGGGGCAATATTGGCTTCGTTTCAGGTAACCAAGCCAACGCCGATCTTAACTCCATCATCAACATGGCAGGAAGCGGTATTCCTGGCACGACAACGCTACCAGCGTCGAGGGGAAGCTGGATAATTCCATAGGAGGCAGATGTGCCGAGCGATACTCGAAAACAGGCAGTAGCCATGATGCTCGCTGCTAAGGGCAAGGGCAACATCGGCATACCGCCCTCGGTCGGAAAAGAATTCCATGCGGCCGACAAGAAAACTGGTATCCTGAAGAAAAAGAAGAAAGCAGATGCTTGAAGCGCCGTGGGATGATGATCTCGAGCGGCTCGTGCCGCGGAAGATAATGCTTGCGACATGGCACCTTCATAATCTGATCTACATTCGGTATTTCTACGAGAGTCTTGGGCAGCAGCCGCCGATGTGGGTCAAGAACGAGATGGAGCGATCGCAAGGGGCGCTGACGGATGAACTGGATAGAGAGAAGGGCCAGGGCGGCCGTCTCTACAAAGCAGCAAGGGAGCTATTGAAATGAAGCAGGGTGACGCTAAGACAGTTGCTGACTACAAGACCGAGCCAAAGGCAAGGCGGGTCAATCCCGGCTCCGTCGATTTGCTTGGTCAGGCAGTGGCGTTCAAGCCAGATCCACTCATCGAGGGCCGTGGCTATAATGCTCCGGCCCCGAAGGGAAAACAGGTTCACAAGAGCGGTTCACAAGGGAGACACTGATGGACTTTGATAAGGTTGAGAAACTCCTCAGCATCGCGAATATGCTTGCCGAGGATCGATATCCAAACCTCGCGTTAATTCGCGAGGTAGTCACGCTCGAGCTGAGCAAGATCGCCGACACGCTTAAAGAGCAGAAAGAGGCGGCTCAGAAGGGTGAAACACGCGAGACTCAAGAGGTTCATCGAGGGAGGGGCCGCTAATGGCTAGGGACATTCTTAGTGAGTATGGACCGGAGCACCACTCACCCCAACAGCCAAGAGCCAGAAGCGGCGGTGTGGAGAAAGCTCGCGACGTTCATAACTATCAACCGCCACAAGGACCAACTGGCCATATGCAGCAGGGTCCAGGTCTACATGGAGACAACCACGGCAACGCTTTCTGCCCCGTCGCAGGGCGAGGCGAAGGAGGCCGCGCTGGTATTGGCGGCGAGACTCATCGCGGTGGGAGTCAACGCGAATGACCCCAGGTGAGGAACGAGTCAGGATCGACTACAACCCTACAGGCGATCCAGTTATCGATGAGATTAAGCGGAAATCAGCTGACCTCATCGATCTGTGCTTGGCGCAGATGCGACATGATCCGTCACCTAGTCCAGAAGCCAAGTATTGGTCAGAAGCTAATCGTCGGTTTAGCTTGGCAATGGACAGCTACGAACTCGGCTGCGTTTGGGCCTGTAATGGCGTAACAGCGGGACAGGCGGCCAGATGAGCGAAGTAGACGTCGTTAATCGCGCGCTGTCTGCGATCGGTACTCGATCCACAATCGCCTCGTTGACAGAAGTGTCCAACGAGGCGATTCAAGCCAATCTGCATCTGCACTCCACGCGTGATGAGCTGCTTCGAATTGCGCCGTGGAACTGCGCAATGAACTACGTCAGCATGTCGTTGATCTCCGCTGCTCCTGGAACTCCGGAGAATCCCACGGTCGGGACTCCGACCTGGGTAAAGGGAATTCCACCGCCTCCATGGGTTTATGAATATGCTTACCCGTCGGATTGTCTTAGGGCATTATATATTGTACCTCAATTTCCAACGGGTTTTGCCTCCGGAGTACCAGTCACTACCGCCCTTACTGGAGGAGCCCCTAGTTTTTGGAATGGACCTCCGGTTAGGTTTAAGGTGGCTATCGATCAGATTAACACGGGCACCGGCAAACCAGACGCCAACGGAATCGACACCAAAGTCGTCCTGACCAATCAGCAACAGGCAATTCTCTGCTACATTAAGCAGGTGACAAATCCAGATGTTTGGGATTCGCTATTTAGGCAAGCGGTCACGGCATATCTAGCGTCAAAGCTGGTGATTGCGTTGACTGGTGATAAGGCTCTCGCCAACTCCAAAATTAGCGACGCGAATCAGATTATTACGCTTGCGCGCCAGGGTGATGGTAATGAAGGGCTGACGGTTAATGATGTCAGTCCAGACTGGATGCGAATACGAGGTATTTCGTACCCGGTGTGGGAGTACTCACCGAACATTCTGTTCGATTGGGGTCCCTTACTGACGATGTATTGAGATGTCTGATAATGTTATACAGCCGTCATTTTCTGCAGGTGAACTTGCCCCGAGCATGTTCGCTCGAACTGATATTGCCAAGTATCATACTGGCGCAGCGCTCATGCGCAATTTCTTTGTGGACTATCGATCAGGTGCGAGCACGCGCCCCGGAACGGAGTTTATTACGCCAGTTCGCTATGGCACTGGCAAGGCTCGTCTAATACCATTTCAGTATTCGACCATCACATCATTCGTCCTCGAGTTTGGCAACGGTTATATTCGCTTCATCAACAATGGCGGCCTAATCTTGGAGAATACGCAGTTTGGCATTTCGGCTGCGACCAACACGTCTGTCTGTCAAATCACAGTGCCAGGAAATAATTATGTCTTTGGAGACATTATCTTTCTCTCCGGTATTAAGGGAATGACCCAACTCAATGGGAGATATGTTGAGGTTCTTGGAGGTGGAAATACATTTCCTATTGGTACCCCAGGCGTTGGCGCGATCGACAGTACTAACTTCGGAGTGTTCGCTGGCGCAGGGCAAGCGGATCGAGTCTACATAATAGGTTCGCCGTACGCTGATACTGAGCTGCCGTTGCTGAAATTTACGCAGTCGCCAACGGTGATGACGCTAACTCATCCAAACCATCCGCCCTACGATCTGACTATCATCTCACCGAATCAGTGGACAATCGCCCTCTCGCCCCTTGCACCATTGTTGCCAACACCAACTGGGTTAACGACAGCTGCAATCGATACGGGAAATAACCACTATATCTATGCGGTTACTGGCGTTGATGCTAATGGGAGGGAATCGCTTCCATCAACTGAAACACCAGCGGGTCCCGTTGGCACGACTGTCCAGTTGACATGGACCTCAACCGGAGCCATTAGCTATAACGTGTATAAGTCGAACGCTATGGTTGGGGCCATAACACCAGTTGCTGGTGTCGGTCTTGGCTTTATTGGATCGACTACTGCTAACTCATTTATCGACTCAAACATCTCGCCGCAGTTTACAGCGGGGCCGCCGACTGCCTCAATATTACCGACAGGGTTCCAACCAGAGGTTGCCACCTATTTCCAACAGCGGAAAATTTATGCCGCTACGACGGCTCAACCACAAGACCTGTGGGCGAGTAAAACTGGTGATTATGGCAACTTTTATGTGTCGCAGCCGCTGCAAGCAGATGATGCAATCCATGCGAGTCTTGTCAGTAACCAGGTGAACGCGATTAAGAGTATGCTGCCAATGCCAGGGGGTCTTATCATATTTACCTCGTCGGGCGCATGGCAGTTGTCAGGAGGTGGAGGCTTTGGGGCGGCTCAAGCAGTCACGGCGCTTAACGCGACAGCAATTCCACAAGCGTACAATGGCGCTAATGATATGCCGCCGATCGTGCTCAATTACGATGTGCTGTTCGTGCAGGCGCGAGGCTCAATCATACGCGACCTGAGTTACAATCTATATGCTCAGATTTATACTGGCACAGACATCTCAGTGATCGCTAACCATCTGTTCTTCGATCACTCAATGGTCGAATGGGGGTTCGCTGAGGAACCGTTTAAGATGGTCTGGGTTGTTCGAGACGACGGGGTGCTACTGTCGCTGACATTTGTTAAGGAGCAACAGATTGAGGGCTGGGGCCATCACGATACACAAGGAAGATTTGAATCAGTCTGCACCGTTGGTGAGGGATTGGTTAATGCAACCTATGTTGTTGTTAGGCGCTTTGTCCAAGGAATATTCTTGAGGTATATTGAGCGATTCGCGGAGCGAACTGATTTCACTTACGGATCGGAGGATGCTTGGAGTGTTGATGCTGGAGTGCAGTCAGCATTGTACTTTCCGATCGCGAATATGACAGTGGAGATGGGTGCGAGCGGTACGCTGCCTCACGCTGCTGTCGTTACAATGGACGTGCCAGGGTTTTCACCCTCGCATGTTGGCTGGGTCGTACGGGCTGGAGGTGGAATTGCGACGGTGATTAGTTTTCTTAATCCGTCCCAA